GGACTAAACATACGCTCATCCTCGGAAGTGGGCTTAAGAGAGGGAGGGGCGGCGGAGGACGGCGGCTCTATACTTACACCACTTCCGAGATTGAGATCTGGTTAAAACAATTGCTTTAGCAAAAATATAGAATGGCTTCAATCGAGAAGGTGTAAGTACATTTAATCTGATTGTGTATCTCTCAAATTGTTAGGTACGGGACCTTAGTAATCACACTAATATGCTAACCTATACAACGTCTTTATCCTACCCACAGAGCTATCTATGATGCGCGTCTTATCCAGACGCCCCCTGTTTATGGCGTTCAGAAGGGCGCCTTGAGTGTGTCAACGGCACCTTTTAACGCACTCGCTGCAAGCAATTCGCAGCACACGTACCAGATTCTCGTGCCGTCCCTGAACGTGTTTGTTGACCGTAAGATTGTGTGGGAGTCTGGTGTCTTTCTACAGTCGGCCGTGTGGCCTACGCTTCCCTGCGACCCCCGTGATGGCGCCTATTCTTCGACGGCTCCTTATACACCGGCCGCAACGACGTTTGTTTCACCTCCCTGTTTTGGTGGCTCCGCGTCGATCGATGTCCTCCTGCAGGCAAGCCCTGAGTCTGATCAGTACCGCCGTACGCTCCCTGCCAACTCGTTTCCTTCGTCTGGCGTCGTTCCTGCATTCCCAACTGCACAGGGTGACTATTATGAAATTGCACAGCCTGGTACCAACTTTAACCTCTGTCCGTTTCCTCTCCAGTCGCTGTGCAACAGCATGACTTGTTCAATCAACGACTGCAGTGTTACTACAAACGGTGATACTCTCCAGGAGCAGATTCTGCTAACGAATACGCGCGACACGCAGCGTATCCGTACCACGCCATCAAAGTTTGATCAGTATGCATGGACATCGGATGATGCGCGTTCAAGCAACGGAAATATGAGCGCGCTTAACTTCCAGCGCCCTGCGTCGGGCGAGATTCCTACTGGTGCTTGGCCGATTACTTTCTACAACCCTGTCACTGGAACGCGCCTTATGGACGATCCGAATAACTGTGGTGCGTATCTTGATCCTAACTCGAATGCTCCCGTTTATTACTTCAACGGTCGCCCCGTCGTTATTCCAGGCGGTCTTTTGCAGGGTGCTGTGAGCACTGCAACTGGTGGTCTTACTTGGGTAGCTGATGCTGGTGAGATTGGTACTGGTACTGCAACGCTAAATATCCCTTTTAACAACAATGTTGCTCCTACCACACTCCTTGAGGGATCTATGTTTACGATTACTGGTCTGACTGGTTCAAATGCTCTTTGGAACGGTTACTATTATGTTGCAAGTTCCACTCAGACCCTTGTCAGCAGCCAGCAGGTTTGTCAGATTACGTTCAAGTATGGCCGTGTTGTCTTTGCTGCGGATGGCGCAGTTTCGTTCAGGTCTCGTTCTGCGTCGGGTACAGTATCTGCGTCTTTCTTCGTTACGAGTGAGCGTATTCCATCTGGTACTGGCAATTTTTCCAACGGTCCTGCTAATACGATTTCTAGGCTGCTTGGGCAGGTCTTGCCGAGCGGTATTCAGATCATGCCTACGCCTATGAATGCCCCTATGACCGTCTCATTCCTCTACCAGGTTGCCGAGCCTATTGTTATGAGTCCTTTTATTTACCAGGATGCCCTTGAGTTTAACAACGTTGGTCTTTATGGATGCACTAACATCCAGTTTACCATGAACATCCAGTCCCCGTCCCCGAACTGCCAGGCGATTCAGCAGGGAAGTTGGCCCACGAATGTTGCTCCGTTTAGCGTTGTGCGAACGAATTGCGATTACCCGTCTGGTGCAACTATTGTGCGTACGACTGGCTGCATTGGTGCATTCTCGAATGTTACGCTTACGCCCCCGAATAACACACCGACGACTACTGGCGCATTCCTTAACCCTCGATGCGTTGTGCAATTTTTGACGCCTGGTCCGGATGTGAGTCTGCCGCTGATCAGCAACGTTCCATACATGGAATTCCCTCGGTATACCAACACGTATCTTGTTGCAGATCCGAAGTCGACACAGCTCCAGATTCAGAGTCAGACGATTACGCTGTCTTCTATCCCTGACTTTATTATGGTGTATGTGAAGGCGCGCACGCGCTGCCAACTCCAGAATGAGACATATGTTCCTGTGCAGCGCGTTGCAGTCACGTTTGATAACTTTAGCAACCTTTGTTCTAACATGACGCAGTATGAGCTTTACACGTGCAGCGTTGCTGCCGGCCTGGATATGGACTACCAGACCTGGCGTGGATATGCTAACGCAAGTGGCCAGCAACTCACGAACGGTGCTGTGGCATCTGGTGTCACAAGTGGCCTTAACACAGTGTATGGTAGCGTGACAGCTTGTACTATTGCTGCTTCGGGTAATACCATTACGTTGTCGATTCTGCCTCTCCAGCCGCAAATTCCTCTTGTTCCTGTTGTGAATTCTTTTGTCAGTCTCAATGGTATTAGTCTTATTGGTACTAGCAGTGGAATTTATACATTGAGCGGTGTTTATGCACTTCAAGCGGGCAGTACTGCCACCAGTTTTATTTTCACCAACCCTGTTCCAAACATTACTGCTGGCGCTTACACCCCCAGTGGTACCGTTTCTCTTTTTGGTGGTAGTGCCACGGGCCCACAGAGCACGGTTCTTCCGATCTCGTCTGGTTCGTGGAATCTGGGCGGTTCCAAGGTGCCCTACGAGCTCTCCTCTGGCACTGCAAATCTATGGTCTGCGGCGTCTGGCTCCTACAATGTTGCCGGGCAGAACAAGTTTGTCCCCCGTGCTACGACGCAGCTCACGGGTGGGCCACTCATGCTGCGCATGGGCCAGGATGTCTCGCTCAGTCCCGGCCTGGCGCCGGGCACGCTGGGTAACTTCTCGATCCAGCTGAACATGACGCTTGATAACTCGCAGCACTTTTTCGACGCCTACTCGTCGTACCAGCTCACGATCATCGCGGTCAACTCGGGCTACTTTGAGACGGTGCGCGGCCAGAGCGCTGTGCGCAAGACGATCCTGAACATGGCCGATGTTGAGTCGGCCAGCGTTGCAACGGGTGTCACTACGTCCCAGCTGCGCCGTCTGGTGGGAGGGGCCCGTGGCAGCACTCTTAGCAACATGGGCATGCACCTCTACGGTCGTTCGCATGGAAACCCGGGCATGGAGGGTGGTGGCCGCAAGCGTATGCATATGAGTGGCAGTGGTCTGTAGGTAAAACGTAATGAAACTCCACTTTACCCTTTACCCTACCCTTTAACGACGCTTGTGCGCCTTACGACCCTTGCGATGACCCTTGCGGCCCTTGCGGCCCTTGCGCTTACCACCAAGGTGGCTAAGGACATCACGACGAAGGATGCTGTCAGGGTTTGCAATCTCGTTGATGATAGGATTCAGGTCGCCCTTAAACGTCCGCTCGATACCACTCTTGAGGTCATCAAACCAATTGCCACCACGGCGCTTCATAGAACGCGACTTTTTGCTACGGCCGCCCTGGCGGATACGACCACCCACCTGTCAATGGGCGGAGAGAATAAATTAGATTGGGTTAATGCTGAGTCTAGTGCATCATACTAACCATTAGCGAACAAAGTGCGATCCAGGCATTTCGTATGATCCAGTGGCAATAGCTGCCTTAATCTTTTCCTCCTCGCGCGGGCCCAAGTTAAGATAGTCTGTCTTTGAAACCTGCTTCCGCCGCAGTCCCTTTGTAAAGAGCGGGTGGCCAGGAAAGATGGGCGTTTGCCATGCAAGACGATTAGACCCGACCATAACACTCTTTCGCTCCTTAAAGTTTTTAATGGTCTCTTCCTGTGCCTTTGAGCGAGTCTCGCGCTGAGCAAGAGCAGTAACTCGGCTCGTCATATGGCTAAGAGCGTCACTAGGCACGCCGCTCTGAAGGAGCTCGGCGTGGCGCTGCGGTAGGTCGTAAAGTCTACGCTTCTCACGCCCCTGATCACGCCGACCATACATTGTGTAGGGTTCATAGACAACCTCGCCTTCAAGCTGCCGCTCAGCTTCGACAATGCTAGGGATGTGGGCCGACATTTCTTGAAATTGCTGTCCGAGCTTCCTCAACACCTTTTCATCCTGGCCCTTTACAAAGTCGATGTTTGAACCCCAGCCTGCAATGTGGCGAAAGTCGGTATCCGATGCAATTGACTTGCCGCTCCACATGCCCTGCGGATAACGGATAAGAAAATCGCGATCTGGAATTGATGGGACGTTCATGGCGTAGAGTTCAGCTGCAGGCGGCGGCAAGTCACCAGTTTCAATACGATTGTCATCGCGCTCAACCCCATAATAGGGAGGGCATCCGGAAATCGTATCAGCAAACGTAACCCCTGAAAGTCGCTCACTTACCATTTCTGTTGCTTATAATATAAGGCTTATGCAATACAAAGTAGATAAAATAAAGTTCTATGACCTAGTTATTCGGTCTTTACCGATGGGGCGTATGCGAGGAGCCTGTCAACGATGCGTGGTATGACGAATTTACCCAAATCCCTACACAACATAAAGAAAATAACAATTGATGCTGCTTTCAAATGTGCAAGTGAAGGAGTTGCTACAGCATTGCTTAAAACGTCTGTTGCCTGTGTGCCGTTTGTCACACTATCAAGCAAGGTTTCAACGTCCATTTCTTATCATGTCAGTTTGTTCGGATAGCTCTGAGAGCACAACGTACGAGGATGCAACTAAAGATCTTCATATGAAGTGCCGGGATGGATGTAATCTTGCAAACCGTAAGAAAATCAGTTTCTGGGCAACAGTTTTAGATGGCGTTTCGTACCCAGAAAATAAATTTCGAAGCGAAGTCGATCATTACGTCCATGACCCGGCTGGATGGTCGACAAAGGGCTACGACTTTGTTCTCAAGCGCGAGAAGCCTGATATACTGTTCTGTCTAGTGCCAGATCGGGCTGACTTATATGGCCTTTCCCTTTCCCACCCAGGCAAGTGTCTCGTTGAGATTAACGCTACTAACTATCTCAATGGCGTAAAACGAACCAAGTTAGATTTGAACGGGTACCGCCAGTATGTAATTTCCCACGAGCTGGGTCATATGCTTGGCCATGAACACTCAAATCCGCACCCACACGGACAGCCCGTTCCAATCATGCACCAGCAAACGAGACTGGGTGTCGAAGGATTCACACCCAACAATAAAGTTGATCCATCAGTGCAGCGTTAGGTTTCGTTACATCAGTGCAGCGTTAGGTTTCGTTAAGTTTCCTTTAATTCCTCAATGCACTTTGGGATAAACTTTTGAAAGTAGAACTTCCTTAGGTTGTCTGCAAGCTCATTGGCGTAGGTTTCCTTATACGGTACATAAATGACAGAGAGAGCGTGGGGCTGCCATACGACAAAGTAGCACCCACGTACTGTGCGGCCATTCGGAAAGACATCAAAGTTGCGCATTAACCAAAGGGTCCCTTGGATTTGGTCATAGTAATGAGGTGGCACATTACCAACGTGAGCAAACTTACGGTACGGATAGTATCTAGCATCGCGGTAAAAGGCAGGCGCCTTATACTCGACCAAGTCAACAACAACCTCGCCGTCGTCATTGTGGTGCGTCAATACAGCATCAGGCGACACTGCAATCCATTGGGCGTCGACGTGTTTGAACATATGAGGGTGTTGCAGATGGAAAGGAGACTTGCATTCCTTTTCAAGGACAGCCGTAAAGGCCTCCTCGGCATGAACCTCGTGATCAACCCCCCACTGTGCAAACTTTGAGCTTAGCATATCCTTTGAAGGCGCAACTTTACCGGCCAAAAGCTTTCGTCCACTCTTGTAGGGATTCCTACAGACGGCTGAAGCAAAGTCACTGCCAGTGATGGAAAAAGAGCGAGCATTATGCCATCCAGTGGAACGCTGTGGGTGCTGCGTATCGGCTTTGCATTCCTCTTCTGATTTGCAAAGGAACGTATAGAAACGGTTTGGATCGGTAGAGTCTCCCATTGCCTCCATGGCTCTTTTCCGAATCTCAGGGTCCGCTGAGCTTTCCCATGGACGAGGATCCGCAGAGGTAACCGACTCATCAGGATCACGAAGCTCCTGCTTCTCAAAGGAAGAGTGGTGTTCAGGTGTACTATAGACTGTAATTTGAAATGCTTTGAAACCCAATGAACTACTATCCCCACCCTCTAAAATGGACTCCTCAGCAATCTCACTGACCGTACGCTTTCGTGGTTTCGGCGTCGACTTAGCTCGGGGCATTTCCGATATCGTCAGGAATTTTATGTGACTTTTCGAACTCTTTCAACAGCACCGTAAGCACTTCAATCTCGGTCTTAAGCGACATAATGTAGAAGACCAGTGAACCATGGGATGCCAACCGGAGTTCATTGATTAGCATCTTTACGTCTGCATGGTCCTCGAGATTATCCATTCGGGTGACAAAGTGTTTCCACTTTTGCGTGACGCTAGGGTTGACCTTGATTTGAGACATTTTTTGCTTGGGCCTCTTTTAGCCTCATCTCCCGTTCAAGTCTTGCAACAACGACCCTATGAACACAGAGTTCACTACGTAAGTAAATGATATACTGAGCTAAGGAACTATTAGGGCTTCGCATTAGTTCGCGATACAACACATGGGTATTAACTCCCATCTCAAGTGCTTCGACTCGCTCACAAAAGTCGACCCACGGTTCGGTGACTTTTACCCTCGGCATTTCATAGACTTATTTATGCTTGACCGGGTTCAAAGGCTATATCATTTCCTGCTGGCGGACGCCAGTTGAGTGCAGACTGATCAATTGGAAGTCCAATAAGGACTGAAAAGGAATGTTCTGCATTTACTCTTGAACCATCCGGTGTTATGTAACTAAAGGCCTTAAGAAAGAAGCCAAGACCATCCTCCTTCTTTTTAGTCCTCATGTCGAATACCACAATACGACTAGCGTTTTCTTCAAAGGATGGAGCTGGACTATTCAGATCGCCTTGTTGAGGACTATAGACCGTCAACCGATTCGAAACAGGATCCTTTACAAACATCATAGTATGCCCGCTACTCCTGTCAAGAGGGTTGCGAATTGCTATTAAGCCACCAAAGTTGTGTTCCTGAGCATCTCGAAAGAACATCCATGTTGCTTCCATGTTATTGGACCTATGGATTCGTTTCTGTCTTTCTGGGTCCAAACACCTTTGAATTAAGATCTTGTAATCATCACCTTTCATTCGCTGAATATCAAAAATCGGGCGGTTGGCAAGCTCCACGTTTGCTGGTTCAAGCCAACTATAGTACGATGTAAGAGATCTGAAGGACTGGCGTACGCAATCGGCCTCCTGAGTCATACGCTTCCTTAAAGAGTCATCATACGCTGCTTTAAGGGCCATCCCTCCACTAAGATCACTCGAATTGAAGGCTGAAAGGTTGTGTTGATCAAGGGCATTCGCTGCAAAGTAAGCCGGGGACACGCGAGTAAGGAGCTCCTTTGACAATGATCCAGCCGGTTGAAGGATTGCTCCTACTGTAAAGCGGCCAAAGAGTTGATATAAGGGATCTCCACGTGCATAGACGCGGCGATTTTTTAGTTTTCCATTGAAATCCTTCGTCTGAACAGCTGGGTTAAAGGTATACGCTTCAGTCACTAGACCTGCACGCAGCAGCTCGTCGCAGATGGCCCCACCAAGCGAGTGACCGGTGGCATACCAAATTCCCATTGGGAATTCGCGTTTCCATCCAGTCACCGTAGCAAGGTCAATCGCACAGCGCTGTGTATTTATAAGCCCATTGAACGGAATCGTTTGATTCGCAGTCCAATCAAGGCCATTAGGAGCCCCTTGAGTTCCTCGTACAGCCACAACAAACGTATCACCAAAACGATACAGCAAGTCTTCATCTGTTTGCCTAATGAGGTCCCATTTACCAACGTTGAGAGG